ATTCACTTCTCAATGAGTGGAAAGCATATCGAGTTCTTTTGAGAGATCTTCCTGCAACTCTCGAAGCAGCTGGTGTAGAACCAAATATTGCCTACTACATGTTCCCTGATGCACCTGGAACAGAGAATGCTCCTGAGTGATTGGCATGATTGATAATTTTAAAATTTACAAATTTGACTATATTATAGAAAACCAAGCAGAGATCATCGAGACAGCACTTCTCTGTCACGATGCTCTCATCTCCGATGGATTTGGAGACACTACATGGAGTTATTATTTGTATAATATCTTCAGTGTCTCCTCTCCATCTTTACATTATATGAATATCTTTAGAAGAGTTAGGGATATAATTAGAGAGAATGTGCATGAAGATAATATCTGGTTTCAGGCATGGTTAAATGTGCATAGTTATGATAATGTGCTAGATTGGCATAATCATACCGCACCATACCATGGTTACATTGCATTAGAACCACAAGATACTACCACCGAGTTTGAGAACTGGGAGGTTAAGAATGATTGTGGAAATATTTATTTTGGTAATGGTAATGTGAGGCATAGGGTAGTAAATAACTCACAATATACTGGTAGAAGAATCACGATAGGGTTTGATGTGATACCTGAGAGTGCTTTTGAACATGGTCGTCCGACTAAACAATATGGAGCTATGCCACTTTTATAATGTTTAATATAAATTCTGAGTTGTCGGCAAAGGTTGTTAACATAAGTGATAATCAAGTAATTGAAATTGAAAATTTTTATCAAGATCCAGATGAGATACGAGAGTATGCTTTAGTATCTAAGAAATACACTAAAGAAGAACATCCAGATCTTCTTGCATATGCTACGGGACGTAGAGTATGTGAAGATACTCTTGAATTGGGGTTTCGAGTTGGACAAGTATTTGAAGATCTATGCAATCACCCTGGTTGGTTGGTAGAATTTGATAAGGAGAAGCATGACAGATCTATATCAGCAATGAGATTTATGGTTAATGTTGCGAGTAATAAAGAAATATTGGATGCAAGTGTTGATAGTTTTAAAGTAGCACATTTAGATCCTCCATTTCTTAATTGGGCATGTGTCGTTTATTTGAATTATGATGATGAGTGTGAGGGCGGAACAGGATTTTACTCTCAACATACTACTAATACAATAAAACTTGAACATATAACTAAAATGAAGTATAATAAAGCAGTGTTATATCCTACTAATATGCTCCATGGAGCTATCTTGGAACATGATATGTTTAAAGATCATGATCGCCTAGTGCAGGTTATGTTTCTGTGATAAATAACCCAGAATAAATTATTCTTATATCATCTTTTGGAGATGTGAATTTATGAGATCGAAAGCATTTTTTGTCAATGGTGGAGCTGGCAGAGTTATTTGCTCCATCCCTGCATTTGAAAAGTATGCAGAAACTCACGACGATTTTATAATCGTTTGTGAAGGGGGTACTGATTTTTTCAAAGGTCATCCAACATTAGATGGTAGAGTCTTTGATCATTGGCATAAAGGATTGTTTGAACAAGAGTTGAAGCATAGAGATGTTATAACGACTGAACCATATAGAGTTTGGGAATACTATAATCAAAAGTGTAGTCTTGCTCAAGCATATGATATTCAGATTAATGAATTGAGTGAACCTCGTGAACTTCCTGCACCAACAATAGTTCTTGGTAAAATGGAAGTTATTGGTGGATACAATTCTGTTGAAGAGGTAAAGAAAGGAACAGGAAAAGATAAGATTCTTGTTGTTCAACCTTTTGGTAGGTCTGTTGAGTCTGTTGGTAATGATTTTATTGCTGATCCATCTTCGCGTAGTTTTTCTTTAAATAATATTGTTAATATTATTAATGATTTGAAGAAAGATTATGCAGTTATTATCATGAGTGAGATTGAATTTCCTCTTGAAGAAAATGAAGAGAAAGCAAAGTATAAAGTTGCAAGACCTCAGATCCAAGATACGAGGATGTGGGCAGCAATCATTAATGGTGCAGATCACTTTCTTGGATGTGATAGTATGGGGCAACATATTGCCAAAGCATTTGGTAAGACTGCAACAGTAGTTACTGGATCTACATACCCAGTTAATATTACTTATCCTGACGATAATGATTTTGATGTTATTGATGCTGGACTTGACAGGAGAAAATATTCTCCAATTAGATTGACTATGGCAGAAGATATTGATCGTTATAACGATCAAGCAATGGAACTTGATAAAGAACAAGAACGACAAATTATCGCATCTGTTCGTAAGAGAATGGGTAAGGGAACTGCATATACAAACTATGCAAAGGCATCATCAACAGCACCTAAGAATTCTGCTCAACCACAACTAAACGGAAGTAACAGTAGTAGTTCATTTAATGCTCCAAAACCTGATATCAAAAAACCAACTAAAGGGTTCTTAACTAGTGTTGATGCTGCAACACAACAGTCTAAAGTTGATGGCCAAGTAAAGGACATTCTAAAGAATCTTAATTGAGGTAAATAATGGCACAATGGATTGCTGCAGTTGCTAGAGGGCATAACTCTGGAATTTGCTTGTTAAAAGATGGTGAGATGGTTCTCTCTATTGAAGAAGAACGTCTATCAAGACATAAGTATGATGGTGGACCCATCGCATCTATGGTAAAGATTCTTGAGTATACTGATAAATTAGATTATTTGGTCATTGCTCATACCCAACCATTAGGTGACAGTGGTAAGATTGATTTTACTGGTGATGATTTATACACTGGTATTGCAAGAAAGTTGGGGTTAATTGATCGCAAAGAAGATCTTTATAATCATCCTCAGGTTATTGACCTTAGTAGAACACATCATAAACTACATGCATCTTGCGCTTTTTATAGGTCTGGATTTAAGTCTGCAGTTGCTTTGGTTGTTGATGGTGCAGGTACGTTCATTCCTATGAACATTGGTAGAGAACAAGAACTCACTTGGGAACTTGAATCTATGTTTACTTGTGAGTATCCCGCACAGTTTAAAACAATTTATAAGCATCAGGCAGGTAGAGGTCCTTGGGGATCTGCAAAGATTGATGAATTTGATAGTAGTGGTGAGGGTGAAGAAGGAACTCATGAGTTTATTCTTGATGAGAGTGCTGGTATTACTAAGGCATATGAAGCCGTAACACAATATTGTGGGTGGGCACCTATCGAAGCTGGTAAGACTATGGGACTATTCCCATATGGAAAACCAAATGATAAAATCCCACAAATCTATTCTGATAATGGTGGACTTGCTACTTGGAAAACTGCAGATAGGGATGTAATTGTACCAACATATCCAAATGGTGCTGTAGTAAATGAAGGTAGATATGAATTTTTAAACACTTCAATTGATGTGAATAAAGATGATTTGACCTTACTCGAAAATCGTAGGGATATGGCGTATGCTATCCAAACAGAATCTCAACAGATGGTTTTGGATCTTATTCGTAAAGCAGTTAAAATCAGCGGCAACAAAAATGTTGTTCTGTCTGGTGGATATGGTTTAAATTGTGTAGCAAATTATTGGTATCTTGATCAACTCAAGGGTGAAGGAATTAATCTTTATGTTGAACCTGTAAGTAATGATGCGGGTACTGCCATTGGAGCTGCTTATTACATTCATCATCAAACAACAAATGACATGACTATTAGAGATAGAATCACTGACCTTTATTATGGTCCTGAATATGAATACTCTGCTGAGTATATTGAAGAAACATCTAATCGTTGGGGAGCAACTTCAATCAAAGGCGGTGTTGAGTATGGAGATGTTATTGATTTAATTGCTAACAAAACTATTGTTGCTATGTTCCAGGGTAGATCTGAAGCTGGTCCTAGAGCATTAGGAAATAGGTCTATCATGTATGATCCTCGCGATCCTAATGGAAAAGATCATGTTAATAGTGTGAAACATCGTGAGTATTTTAGACCCTTTGCTGGATCTATTCTTAAAGAACATGTTAATGAATGGTTTGATCTCCGTGGAATGGATGAAACTCCATTCATGATGTATGCCGTTAGGTGTCAAGATGGAATTGAAGAAAAAATTCCTGCAATTATCCACGTTGATGGTACATGTAGAATTCAAACGGTAACTGAAGATGTTAATCGTCATTACTATGGGTTGATTAAAGAGTTTTATGGCAGGACTGGGTGTCCAATAATCTTTAATACTTCATTCAATCTTGGTGGAGAACCTTTGGTAGAAACTCTTGATGATGCACTTAGAACTTTAGCAAATTCTGACATAGAATATCTTTACTTACCAGAGTATCAGATCCTAGTTGAGGTTAAGAATGGATGATAAAAAATTTATTTGCAATTCCTATATTTGAGGATGTAGTTGATCTTGATAAGATTCATATTGAATCTAAAGAGTATAATACTACCTGGGATAGTGAGATTAATACTAGTTTTGGGACGGAACATAATGTTTCGGAAGAGACTTGGATACATCTTAATGAAGTAGTATCTAGGAATATTAATGAGATACAATGCTCTTATGAGAATGCTAGAATAGATGGTATATGGAGGAATGTTTATACCAAGAATGATTATCAAGATCCTCATATTCATCCACATTCGCAATGGAGTTTTATAATATATGAGACTGTGCCAGAGTCGAAGACGCTATTCTTTAATCCTTCAATGAAGGATATTCAGAATCAAATATGTGGCAATGGCACACCCCAATTTCCTCTTGACTATAAACCAAAATTGAAAGCAGGATCTATTATTATATTCCCATCATTCCTTATGCATATGGTCACTCATGGAAATGAGGGATCAACTATATCTGGCAACGTATACTTGGATTATAAACCATGACCAAAGTATTTGTTAATGGTACATTTGATCTTCTTCATAGAGGGCACTTAGAACTTTTAAACTTTGCAAAGTCTTTGGGTGATAAAGTTTACGTCGGTATAGATACTGATCGAAGAGTGTCTGAAAAGAAGGGACCTACGAGACCAATATATAATCAAGAAGAAAGAAAGTTCTTCTTAGAAAATTTAAAGTCGGTACATAAAGTAAACTTATTTGATTCTGATTTTGAATTGGAAGCAATGGTTAATTTTATTCAACCTGATGTTATGGTTGTTGGATCAGATTGGAAAAATAAATCTGTGATCGGGTCTATGTATGCTTCAAAGTTAGTATTTTTTAGTAGAATTGGTGATTATGCAACCACAAAAACAATTCAAAGTATTATTGATAGGGGAAACTTGTGATGATGAATATGTCTATGGGGATGTAGAACGTATTAGTCCAGAAGCTCCTGTTCCAGTTCTTAAGTATGATAGAACTGAAATCCATAAGGGTATGTCTGCAAACGTGAGGGCAAACCTAGAGTCTTTTGGTGTGTTTGTAAATCACATTACAAATAAAAAACCTATAATAAAACGTAGGTTGGTTGATAAAGGTAGTAACCAACAATTGATGCGAGTTGATATTGAATCTGAAATCGATTCCCTCAAACCATCTGAAGTTAAGTCTGCATTTGTTCATATGCAATATGATGCAGTTGTAATATCTGATTATGATAAAGGATATTTAAATTCACATGACATGAAAGTATTTTGTGATAATTTTAAAGGACCAATTTTTATTGATACAAAGAAGACAGAACTTTTTAGCTATCCAAATGTGTACTATAAAATCAATCAAAGAGAATATGATAACTTGATTGTTAAACCCAACATTGAAAATTTAATTGTTACTTTGGGCGAGATGGGTGTTGCTTATATGGGTAACATATACCCTACTGATAAAGTAAATGTATTTGATGTTGTTGGTGCTGGAGACACGTTCCTGGCAGCTTTAACCTATGCTATGTTGAAGTACGGGGATGTACCTACTGCAATAGTTGTTGCTAATAAGGCATCAGCAATTGCCGTTCAGCATTATGGATGCTATACTTTATCTGATGAAGAGGCAGAAAATTTATGAGAGCAATATTGCCAGGAATGAAAACATATTGTGTTGATATTGATGGAGTAATCGCTGCAAAGAATGGTACTTGTAAGACCTGTAAGTATGAAGCGAGTACTCCTATGATTGAGAATATTAATAAGATTAATAAGTTATACGATGATGGTCATTACATTAAATACTTTACCGCTAGGGGTATGGGTACATATGATGATAATGCTCAGTTGGCGGAAGCACGTTGGTTGGAACTTACAAAATTGCAGTTGAGTGTATGGAACTGTAAGTACCATGAACTTATCATGGGCAAACCATCTGCTGATTACTACATAGATGACAAGGCGGTAAATTCGGATGACTTCTTCAATTAAACATGTTCCCAAGGGGTGGGGATATGAGAAGTGGATTGTGAATGGTGAATTATATTGTGGTAAACTTCTCTTTTTTAATGCTGGGAAGAGGTGTTCTTGGCACTATCATAAGATAAAAGATGAGACCTTCTACTTACAGAGTGGTCTCATCTCTTTGTATCATGGGTTTACTGATGATTTATCTGATTCTCAAATAACTGTATTAGAACCTGGAGATAAATTTTATATACCAGTAGGAATGAGACATCAGATGATTGCTTTAGATGATTCTGAATTGTTTGAATTCTCTACACAACACTTTGATTCTGATAGTTATAGAGTTATAAGAGGCGATTAAAGGTTTAGATAATCTTCAATGGTTTTGAATTTATAGTTACCAACCCAATTCATATCTGCACAGGTATATGTTTGGTACTTACCTTTTAAATGATCTGGAAATGGGATGGTATTAATTTTACCACCCTCTTTTTTTGCAACTAAATCTGCAACATGTTGGAATGACACTGGAGATCCAGTACCAAGGTCATAAATTCCACTACCAGCATTATTGTTTAGAACAATATCTACAACATCATCAACACATATAAAATCTCTAAGGAATTTATTTGATCCACTGAAGAGATTTAACTCCCCAGTCTCTCTAATTTCTTTTGTAAATTTGCTTACAGGACTTGCTTGATTACCTTTATGCTCTTCTCCATCACCGTAAACATTAAAGTATCTAAATCCCTGAACTAAAGTGAACTGATCTATGTTGTCCATAACAGTATAATCTATCTGCAACTTTGATATTGCATATTGATTGAGTGGATTATATGTTTTAGACTTTTGATATACACTTTGATTCCCATAGACGGATGCAGACGATGCATACTTAATTGGGAACTCATATACGATCGCTTTATTTAAGAGGGCACATGAGAATCCTACATTAAAGTGCCACAATTTTTGTAAATCTTTCTCTGTAGTAGAAGATATTGCACCTTGATGGATAACTAGATCAACTTTATTCCACTCATCAAAATCTCTGAATAGTCTCCAAGCATCTTCTTGATCTACTAACATTACTTCTTCGGCAAGTTTATCTGCAAAACATTTGCCAATAAAACCTTTAGCGCCAGTTAAAATTATCATATGGTTTTGTCCAATATTATATCAAATAAATAATAATACTGCAACAATTTTCAGGATATATACAAATGGCTTTTGGATCCTTAGCAACTATCAAGCCAACTGCGCTAAACAAGAGTGAGGTTTTGTACACCGCCCCTGCAGGTCAGTTGGTAGAAGGAAAGGTATATATTGTTAATCAAAGTTCTACTGAAATTAAAATCCGTATAGGACTTTCTACGGGAGGTTTGTCTGATTTTGATAGTAATAAGGGATACATTGTTTTTAATAAAGTTATCCCTAGAGGAGAATATTATGAAACAGATCCTATTTACTTTGCTGATCAGCAAAGTGTAGTTGTTCGTGCCAATCATACCGAAGTAGCATTTACTCTTCTTGCATCTGAGACTGAGAACAGAGAGGAAGGAGGATTCCTTGCTCAAAGTGTGTCTCAATCCAGGAATAGTAGCACTATCATGTTTACTATACCTACGGACTATAGGAAGTTTAGGGGTAATTTATATGTTTGTAATAGGGGATCTTTTGATACTAAAGTGAGGGTTGGTCTTGGATCTACTCCTACAGATTACCTTGAGTATAATTATTTGGTTGAAAGGGATACTACACATGTTAGAACTGATTTAAGAGCTGCTGCTGGAGATATTTTATACATTAAAGCTGACCAAGAACTGGTTAATTTTGTTCTTAGTGGATACTATGAGAATTTTATTGCGTTCTCTGGAGATGTTGGCATTGGGTCAACACTGGTTACTACTAGTGCATATGTAAAAGAATCTGTATCAATTGGTATAACTGATCCTGGATTGGGTAATACCTTAAAAGTAATTGGTAATACTGAATTAGCAGGATTAACTGTTACTGATAATTTGAGAGTAGATTCTAATGTAAATGTTGGAGGTGTGTCTACATTTACTGGAACTGTTACTTTCTCTGGTGGTACAGTTAATACTGGTGTTGGTACTGAGAACGCAGTTGTTCTTGATGCTAACGTTAACTCTAACGTTACTCCTGGCACAACCAATACATTTGATTTAGGACAAGATTCTAAGAAGTGGAGATATGTTTACTCTGCTGATACTATCATAGGAAATCAGATTGATCTGAGTAATGGTACTAGTGGTATTGCAACCATTGGTCGTGTGGGTGCTGGAGCAACTCAAACTCAGGTTGTAATTGGTGCTGCAACAACTGCAGTCATGGCAAGTGGTAACATTGCGGCAAATGGTGATCTGATTGTCAAGGGTCAGATTGGTGTTGGTACAGTTACAACTCCTCAACTTAGAGGTAATACCGCCACAAATAATCTTGAAGTATGGAACTCTTCACTTAGCAGATGGATTCCTATTCAGGGAGTAGATACTACATACAGTACATTGAGTAACAACGCTACAATTAGTGCTTGGACAACTGTTTGGGCAGATACTTCTGGTGGTACATGGACTCTTACTCTGCCAGCATCTCCACAGCAAGGAGATAAAGTTAGAATTGTTGATGTTAGATCAACATTTGATAGTAATAACTTGACAGTTGGTAGAAATAGTAGTAACATTATGGGTGATTCTTCAGATATGGTAGTCTCTACTGAGGGAGCATCCTTTGAATTAATCTATTCTGACGCCACTCAAGGTTGGGTAATCTTCAGTATATAATATTGACAGTCGGTAAAAACAGTAGTAGTATTATATGAGATGCGTCTTACGCCTACTAAAATGAACACCTTTATTGTTTGGTCAAAGGATAATTGTCCTTACTGTGTAAAAATTGAAGCAATCTTTAAGACTCTTGATCTCAAGTATATTGTTTACAAGATTGGTAGAGATTTTAATAAGGTAGAATTTTATGAAAAGTTTGGTCCAGGATCTACGTTTCCTAAAGTAGAAACTGGTACTGAGATTATTGGTGGGTGTAGTGATACGATTCAATGGTTAAAAGATAATAAATATCTTCCTGGTCATTGAGCCAAATCAAATAGAAATCCGTCTATATAATTTCTTGCGAAGTCTTTTGTATAATAAGATTTTATAATTCCGTATGCTGGATCTGTATATGATAGGTGGTGGTCGTAACCTTTTTGAAAAATTAGAGATGCTTCTTCATCACATTTTTGTGTACATTCTTTATACCTAGTTAAATATAGGTCTAATTTGTTCATGTATTCAGCATAAAAATCTTGACGATTAGTTTTAATCCAAAGTTTTTTGGAAAAGTAAGTATCTAAATTGTATATTTTTGATTCATTTTTTGTTCTATCTTCTTGGTCTCCAAGATATTTTTGAATATACTTTAAATTATATTCCTGGTCACTCCTTAGTGGGTGAAAGTCTATGGTTCCAAAGTATTTTACGTTACCACATTTGACATATTCTGTGCCAAATATTGGAGCATCATATTTAAATTGTGGATATATGACTAAAGATTCTGCGACAAATTTGCCATGTATTTTTAATTCGCACAGGCGAACTCTCCTTAGTGAGGGTGTCTCCCAAACATAAGATTTTATCCAAGAATTTTTATCTTCTATGCACGGGTTTAACCAAGTAGGTAAAGATACAGGAGTTAGGTTATCATATATCTCAAATAATTTATTCCTAACTTCCATCATATATATTCAATATTAGGTATTTATCATGCGAGTTTTGAGTATGCGTGGGGGGCATGACGCATCAGTATCAATTATAAACAACGGTAAAATAGAATTATTTTTAAAAGAAGAGAGATATTCTGGGGTAAAGAGAGATTCTAATCTTAACTGTTGTTGGGGAGGGTTGATTGCCAGCAAGTCGTTAACTAATTTGGACTATGCAGTATTGCAAACTACAGATGGTGAACAGTTATCGTTTTTTGGCAGACAACTACTTATATTTTCTCCTGATGTAAAAATTATATCAACTTTAGAAGAAGGTAAACTTGAACTTGGGCGGCATCATCATCTATTCCATGCAAGTAATTCTTTTTACTCTAGTGGTTTTGATGATGCATTGGTTGTAGTCGTTGATTCTTCTGGTGGATATCTTGGACCATTGAGTAATCCATCAATGTATGAGAATCAATCTGTTTATCATATGAATTATGATAAATGTGTATCATTATATAAGGGGTATAAGACTCCAGGTGTTTCTAATCGCAAACCTATTGTCAAAGGGGTTGGTAAACGTGATATTGAGGTTTCATTTGGTTGGGAAGGTATTGGTATAGGGGATCTATACAATACTGCACCTATGACAATGGGACAAACGGTTCAAGATTGTGGTAAGGCAATGGGGTTGGCATCTTACGGTAAATCTGTTGATAGATTGAGTAATCTTTTTGATAGTGGAAATTTTGAAAAAGTAATTAATTATTTTGAAGATGTTAATCCATTATTGTCAGATTTTTTTACGTTTAAAGGTGACTCCAATATGTCAATTGAGATTACCGAAGAAAATTATATGATTTTTGCTGACTATTGTTATGAAGTACAGACTCAAACTTCTAATAAAATATGTGAGATAGTTGATACTTATATTAAAAGGACTGGTATAAAAAATGTATGCATTGGTGGTGGATATGGAATGAATATTGTTAATAATTATAATCTTATTAGAAAATTTCCTGAAGTTAATTTTTATTTTGATTCTCTTTGTGAAGATACTGGGTTGTCTTTAGGTATAGCAAAGTTTGTTTATAGGAAATTGTCAAAGGATAAGAAGGTATGTGTGAATGATAATATAAGTTTTCATGGACTTAATCATGATGTAACCCCCTACATTGGGCACAAAGCATCTATAAAGAACATATGTGCTGCCTTGATGCAAGACAAGTCAGTAGGCGTCTTCTATGGGCAGGCAGAGGCGGGACAGAGAGCGTTGGGTAATAGGTCAATACTCTTTAACGCTTTGAATTTTAATGCTAAAGACATTGTTAATAAAATTAAAAAAAGGGAGTGGTATAGACCGTTCGCTGCTATGGTACTTGAGGAAGATGCACATTTGTATTTTGAGAATGTGATTCCTAGTCCAGAGATGACACTTTGCTTTCCTGTAAAGTCTGAATATGCAATTATAATTGCAGGTGTAACACATGTTGATGGTACTAGTAGGGTTCAAACAATTGGGTCAGACCATTTCCTATATGAATTACTTACTGAGTTTAAAAAATTATCTGGACATGGTATTTTACTAAACACCAGTTTAAATCTTGCTGGAGATCCCTTGGTTGAGACTCCTAAACAGGCTATTGACATGTTAAATGAGTCTTCTCTAGACTATCTTTGGTTTTTTGAAACCAAACAGTTGTTTAAATCCACTTTTTGATATATAATTTTACGATGATGTCTGTACTAATGGATGAGGAATTCTCCACACTCTATTATGATGTAGAGAAAGCAATTGATTACGCATTTGAAGGTAAGTTTGTACTTAAATTGTATGACTATTTTAATGTGTGTAATGCAAAGCGTCGTCATGCTGAAGATTTTATTCAAAGTAAAACTGCTTCAGAAATTACACTATTGATTTTAGATCTTGAGGAGTATTTAGAGGGAGGGCAAGACTCTACTCACAAACAATTGAGAGAGGGGTATGGTCACATACCAAAACCACAAGCAAGAAAAATTAAAAAATATCTTTGTGATATTCTTAACGATGCCTGGAGATATAGTAATGACAGAAAACCAGGAAGACGGAAGAGGACAACTAAATAAACCAGATGAATCTGTCGATATAAATCGTGGATTCGAGTTAATGTTGCGTCATCGCAGCAGGAGGGAAGACCCAAAGCCTAGAACATTTGGAATAATGTTTGGGAAGGTTATTTCTCTCTTAAACCGAGAGATACATTTCCATTTTGAATTAAAATTTGGAATTATTAAAAAGAGTTAATCTCGGAGTAGACCAATGTTAGCTATTACACTCACATTTTCCGCCCTATTCTCAGTAATGTTCCTATTGCTGGGCAGTGTAATTGGATGGATGGCAAAACAAAATCAGTACGAGACTACTGCAATTGCATATACACATCCCGAAATGTTTGATGAGAATGGTAATCTTTTACCAGACGAAATTTTAGCCGTGAGATTTGAAAACGATTATGACTACGAAGACGAAGACCAAGAGTAATCCAGTTCCTGAATTGCAACCAAACCCATTTATGCATGAGATTCTTCAAGCAGTTCATGCTCAGAGAACTAATGCAAAAAAAGCAGAGGTTCTTCAAAAGTATAGAACTGAAGGTTTGATTGCTATTCTTATTTGGAACTTTGATGATACTGCAGTATCAGCACTTCCTGAGGGTGAAGTTCCATATTCTCGTTCTGAAGAACAATCCGCACAGAATGAATCTCTTTCATCCTCAATTGAGAAATTGAATCGAGTAGATGGTCTCTCTAAAATGGATGAGGTTGTTCGTAAAAGAGCGACATCTATTCGTAAAGAGTGGCAAAATTTTTATAACTATTTGCAGGGAGGCAACACATCTTTGACTGGTCTTCGTAGAGAGACTATGTTTATTCAGATGCTTGAAGGACTGCATCCGAAAGAAGCAGAGATTATGATTCTTGTGAAGGATAAGAAACTTCAAACAAAATATAAAATTACTAAAGCTTCTATCGCAGAAGCATATCCAGATATTCAGTGGGGAGGTCGTTCTTAATGTCGAAGAGTCTAAAAATCCTCCAGCAAGACTGCGATAAAAGTGCAGCGGAGGATAAGACACTCCCATATACCTGTTATTTGGTAGAGTATTACTCTGAAGGTAAGATTCATTATGATTTGGTTACTGCCGTAAAGCAGGTTGACATTTTTGATGAGTATTGGGACAAATATAAGCAAGGATTTGTTGGTATGAAACAATCTGAAGGTAGAATAAATCCAAAGAATTGGGGACCTCCCAATAAAGGAAAGGATAAAAAGTAGGAGTAATGTTATGAGTGGTGGATTTGGAGTTGGTGATGGAAAGGCAAAAGTGTTTGTTCAAAAAGAAGAAGTTGAAAAACTAATTAAAGAGTATAAAAAAATTAAAAAGTATATGAAGTCTCCTATCTTTCAGATTAAAAATTTGGATGGTAATGAGACTTATGTAAAAAATCTTGTAGACAATTACGGCGAAGAAGATGATTCATAAATTATTCACAATTGTTGATCCAATTCTTGTCGGGTCAATTTTGGGAACGTTTCTTTTAGTTCCCTTCACATACTTTGTTTTTGATGTTAAAAAAAATCCTAAGAATTATAGTGAAGAATAGTTGACATCTATCTTTTTATGATCTATATTTCAGTTACAAATTTGATACTTTATGACAAACTACAAACCATATTCGCCAGAGTGGCATAGATATCGATACCTGAAGGAAGCGATCTACAAGTATATCGATGACTATGTTGACAACGATATAATAATGACTGATATTCTAAATATTGTATGTGAGCGTCAAGAGACTGCACACACTGAATACCTCAAATTAGAGGATCTTGAGTTAAAACTAGATTTCAGAGACTAATATGCTATCTACCAAATACAGACTACGACTAGAATCTATCTGTAAGAAGATTGCAAACAAGGAGGAAGTCCAATTAGATGACATGATCTGGGCAGAAAAACTAGCAAAGGCACATACACTTGCTAGAGATTGGTTAAAGCAAGCACGACGCCAAGCAGCACAAGATATTGAGGAAGGTAGTACCGACGATTTTCTGAATAGGATGGGACTAGGGGACCCCGATCCATCCAATCATAAAACGGGGTTCACTAGTGCTGATGATATTAAGGACTGGTTTCAAAGAGATAAACCTGATGACTGGAGACAACGTGACTGATTATGTCTGTGTCCCAACATGGGATCCTATCTTTGAGATGATGCGGTATCATTGGGTTCATAAGTCAGAAAAAGATCCTGTGCAATTTGTCAAGAATCTTAACCCAGAGCAAAAAGTTCTATGAGTAGTAAAATGCTATTCCTAGTTGACATTGGTAATGGTAGATGTCTGAGTCACGATGGATACATTCAAATTGGTATTTTCTCTCATAGTGTAGAGAAGCATCTTGAGTTATGTCCTGAACAAGAATGGCAAGTTACCTATTGGATGCCCGATCCATTCTGTATTAGATATCCAAGACCTAATTATCAGCATACCATGAAGGCGAATGAAGGTTCTCCTAAGACTGATAATGCTACTGATAGCAGACCAAGAGACTTCCCAGACCAAGCAACAAATAGACTTGAGAGAACATTATGAAGATGTGGGAGACAAAGTGCGTTGGGTGTGGTAAGCTGATACCAGCGAATGAATGCCCTCAGGTTGGATGTTATGTCCCATCTGAGAACAGGTATAAGAATTCGCTTTGCAAACCTTGTTGGGTTGAGTCAAAAAATGAACATCTTCGTCACTGACGAGTCTCCATGGAAGTCGGCAGAAGTTCTGCCTGACAAGCACATCGTCAAGATGCCGCTAGAGACCTGCCAGATGCTCTCTATAGTCGCCTCAGACAAGTGGGGACATGGTTATGGTACATTACCTAAGAAAGATGGCACACCCTATGCTACGGACAAGGGAGCGTTCCGTAATCATCCTTGCACTATCTGGGCAAACGAGACTGTAGCAAACACTAGATGGTTGCTTGAGCATGGTATGGCATTATGTGAAGAGTATTTTACTCGATATGGAAAAATCCATACTTGCCTTAAGACCCTCCTTGCTGCTGACGAAATCATTCCTTATGTAAAATGGAATAGTCATACTCCTTTTGTTCGTGCAATGCCTGATGGGTATAAGTTTGATGACAGTATCGATACTATCACTGCTTATAAGATGTATATTGCATCTAAACCATGGGTATGCGATAATTACCTTCGTATTCCCGATCGTAAACCTGAGTGGGTATGATGAAGACTACTTTGACAGTTGATGAAAATGGGATTCTAACCTTCCCCGATAAACTTATGGAAGAACTTGGATGGAAGGAGAATGATATGCTAGAATGGATCCCTAATGATGATGGTTCCTTTACTTTGAGGAAAGATGAAAGCAATTAGGGTTGATATAAAAACCCAAGTCAATGTCCTCATTAACGATGATGATGATCACTGGGCAATCAAACACAATGCAATGCAACAAGTGCATGATGACATTCACTGGCACTTAAAGGATAAATTTATTATTGAATATAATGATTGATAATGTAGAAGCACCTATCGAAGGTGAAGTTGACAAGTGGGGGTTTACTATTAAACCCTCTATTAGTGATACAGAATGTATTCTTATTTGCTTAAATAATGCACCATGTGGAACGAACAAGAAACAAGTACAACGACTAATTGAATATTATGGAAGACTTTAATCGCCCTGGTCAGAATAAATTTAAAATTGACGATAATTTTAAAAAGTATGCTGCTGAATGGCAACTTTCTAATGTTGCAAAATTATTGGACGCTGACATTGAACGTTGTCGAGTAACTTATAGTGATAATAGAAAAGATATATACAATAAAATCACAATCATTTATAAAGAAAACTCATGCAATCAGTAATTTATTCAAACGGTAGTCAAGAGTGTGATCGTATCGCGTCATTAGTACGTTCTCTTGGTGGAGAATTCTTAGAGTATAGGTTGAATTATGACTTTACTCAAAGAGCATTTAACCAAGAGTTTGGTGAGGAAGCTACTTATCCCCAATGTTCTATTGGTAATAAGCATATTGGGGGCATGAAAGAAACTCTTCAATTTTTTAAATCAAGAAAGTTGATTTGATTCTGTAATAAAATGAGAGTTAATACAATCGTTGTTGATGACTTTTTGGATAGTCCTGATATAGTCAGAAATTCTGCTTTAAAAATTAATTTTAAAACAACAGGTTCTTTTCCTGGTGTGAGATCGGATGCTGCTGATGCAAAGTATCAAGAGATGATTGGAGATAAACTGGATCGTATCTTTGGTAATATGCTTGAGTATGGTCCTGTTCAGTTTAGAAAGAACATGGATTGTTTTACTTTTCAATTGTGTCTAGAAAATGACAAGACATGGATTCATAAGGATAAGAGTCAGTGGGCAGGAGTTTTATACTTAACTCCAAATGCTCCTATTGATTCTGGAACTGGTATTTTTGATAGTAAAGATAATCTGATCACAATGGTTGGGAATGTTTATAATAGAATGGTTTTATATAGAGGTGATTTGTTGCATAGAAGTATTGTTCCTGGGTTTGGGACTACTCCAGAAACTGGTAGGTTGACTCAGGTATTCTTTTTTGATCATGAAGAAGAATGATATGTAAATGTTTGTGTTGATACTGAGTCACTTGACTAAATAAAGTATATGGTCTACACTAGACCTAACGTTCATCCAAATGTTTTCGGTTCTGTTAGCATTGACTCTTGCTCATCATAATGACCAGTCTCCCTATGGGTGGCATATGTCATGTGAGAGATTTCTACAGAGAAAAGTTGAGATTCAAATGGATCCTAACTTAGATCAACGTTCTAAGCATAATCTTATAGGTTATCTTAAATCGAAGGTGGAAGGTCAATGCACAGATGTGTTAACATAGGACGCAAGTAAGTCGCGGAACGGAGCCGTTCATCCCATGCTAGAACTATTATTCTATACAACACTCTCATGTACTCAAACTGATGCTATTATGCTGAAGATTGAGAACAATGCGAATCTATCTTCTATCTTGAAGGTAGAGTTGGTTGAGACCCTTAAGGAATCAGCACCAGAATGTCAGTGGTATTGGGACGCAAACGACTGAAGGAACGGGAAAAAACGGATCCATCGAAAGATGAGAAGGTTAATTTTCACCCAACTTCAGGAGTCAACTCATGAACACACTAAACATGATCAAGCAGCAGATCAACAAAGCATCTGCACTTCACAACGCACAGATTAGTCACACCTCATATCGTGGTGTTGAATATGATACACGTTGCGTAGATAACAAAGAGTCCCATGGGACTTTCTGTTATCGTGGTCAAACTTACGTAAAGTAAATTGAAATTACATTTATAAATCTGTAGAGGACCTTGACGGGTCCTCTTTTTTTGTATATAATTAGTGGAGGATTATTCTTTTTTATGGACAAAGAAAAACTCAAGTTGATTATTAATAATCTTGAGTCTCTAGTGGGGTGTCTGAAGTCTGAAGTTTATTCTGATGTTGACATGTATACAACAGTGCAAGAAAACTTTGACGATCCTGCTGCAAATTATATAATAGATTACGACGAAGTTTTTGAGGATGATGATGGTTAGTGTATCTAAAAATTGGTATCATAGATACATTAATCTACCATTTACTATTGCCCCATTAGATATATTCAAGAAGAATGGTAGTAAGGTAAAGCATTTTTATATCAATGATTATCCTTTTTATCCCGTAGAAGATTGGTTCAATGATCTTGGTCTTACTCTTGGACTAAAAGAGGTTTTTTATACTCCACCATATTCTAAAATTCCTATTCATACTGATCATGGGATGTATACTCATCATGCAAAGATCAATATTACTTGGGGTCCTGATGATGGTGTGATACAATGGTGGAAATCTGATAAAACATATAGAAAAAAAATTGATGGTCATTCTGAGGTGACCTCTGAATATCATGACAATTTATGGGCAAATGAGGAAGACTGCGAATTTCTCTATGAAGTAAACACAAACAGACCAAGTTTAGTAAACGTTGGTATGTTGCATGGGACTAATAATCCAAGTCCTCTTGGGCGGTGGACTATTTGTTTTGTTCCATTAAATGAGAGGGGTCAATTTATTCATTGGAATAGTGCATTGGAAATTTTTAAAGATTATTTGGAGAATTAAATGAGCGCCAAACTTATTAGTGTTACACCTGATGCGGAGAAGCAGATTGCATACTGTGCCCGTGTCTCAAACCCCAAGAACCAGGAGAATGATAGTTTCGCTGGTCTCCTTAAGTATTGTATTAAACATCGCCACTGGAGCATCTTTGAGCACGCATTCATGACGGTAGAACTAAATACATCACTAGCAGTGGCAACTCAAGTGCTTCGTCACCGTTCATTCACATATCAGCAGTTTTCACAACGCTATGCTGATAGCAAGGAACTTCAATTAGAAATTCCTATTCCAGATCTTCGTCGTCAGGATACAAAAAATCGTCAAAATTCTATTGATGATATTAATCCACGCGATAAAGCATACATGGAAGCGATGATTGAGAATCACTTTAAGCAAAGTCTTGAAGTTTATAATGCACTGCTTGACAAGGGTGTGGCAAAGGAATGTGCTCGTTTTGTGCTCCCACAAAATACACAAACCAGACTCTACATGAGCGGAAATATTCGTTCATGGGCACATTATCTCGATTTGCGTACCGCAAATGGTACACAAAAGGAACACATGGAACTCGCTGAAGACATTCGTGCCATCTTCATTGAGCAGTTTCCAATTATCTCAGAAGCATTGGAGTGGAATTAATGGCAACATACCCTGTAAAGCACCAGGAGACTGGCGAAACTAAAGAAGTTGTCATGAGTATTCATGACTGGGATAAGTGGTGTGAAGATAACCCAGATTGGCAACGGTATTATACCCCAGACAACGCCCCATTATTGGGACTTGAAGTTGGTGAATGGAAAGATCGTTTGATTAAACAGAAACCAGAATGGAATGAGATCCTTAACAAAGCATCTAAAGCTCCTGGATCTGTAGTCACAAAGATTTAATTATGTATATTCTTGGAATCAATATATCACATCATGCATCAATATCTCTCTTGCATGATGGTGAGGTGGTATATTATATGGAAGATGATAGGTATAGTGGTAACAAGGAAGAAGAGTGGAAATATCATGATGAAAAGAGGTGTTTAGGGGACATTAAAAATTATACTACTCACCTAGATCATATTATATTTGCATCTTGGGGCAAGGCAGGTGAACATTGTGATAATGATTCAGATTTAATTGATAGTATTATTCGTGATCTATCAAAATATAATTTAAGTTTTGGTAAGATACATTATGAGTGGGAACATCACCTTTATCATGCCTGTAGTGCATTCTACGGTTCTGGATTTAATGAATCTGCTGCTTTGATTCTTGACGGAGGGGGAGTCTCATTCCTTGATCGTAAAGAAGGAGAATCTATGTACTACTTTACTGAAGGTAAGTATGAGGTTCTTAAAAAGGTTTATTATGGATGGGATGCACTTGAAGTAGATTATACTAATTATAAATTAAATGCTACTGATGTAATGTCTTCTACTATAAGTTGTGGGTGGATCTTTAATACTCTTCAGGGAGTTCTTGGTTTAGAACCAGGAAAAGTTATGGGTCTATCTTCTTATGGTAATTCTGATAGGTTTGATGATGATTGGTTTAAGTATGACAACGAAACTGAAACTTGGATTACTGACAATCAAAAAATATTAAATACCTATAGGACATTGGCTGGAGACTCAAAATACACACCGTATGATGATGAACCTCCAAACATTGAACGTCAAGATGCCTCTGATTTGGCTAAAAAAGCACAAGAAGAGACAAGAGATCATACAATTCGATTGATTAAACAATTGTTAAGTAAAACCAAAACAAAAAATGTTGTATTGTCAGGCGGTTATTTTTTAAACTGCGTGAATAATTATGAATACTTGAAAGAGTTTCCAGATGTGAACTTTTACATCGATCCCGTATGCCATGATGGCGGCATCTCAATAGGTGCTGCTAAGTTTTTGTGGCATCATGTTCTAAATAAAAATCATCCCTCTAGGTAATTAAATTCTATGGCAAGGAAGAGAAAGACTGAACTACAACAAATTGGTGTTGGCATGACTGCTAAGCAGATGAAAAGGAAGAAACCAATTAACACGGACTTTTTACTTGACATCGAACCACTTACAGATAATCAAGCAACACTGTATGAATCATACAGTAATGATAAAAATCTTGTAGCATATGGTTGTGCTGGAACTGGTAAGACGTTTATTACTTTTTACAACGCCTTGCGAGATGTTCTTGATGAGAATACACCTTACGAGAAGATTTATATCGTTCGTTCTTTAGTTGCTACTAGAGAAATTGGATTCCTTCCTGGAACTCATGAAGATAAGGCAGACATCTATCAAATTCCATACAAGAACATGGTTAAATACATGTTCCAGATGGCATCTGATGCTGAATTTGAGATGCTGTATGGTAACTTAAAAACTCAGGGCAGCGTAAGTTTTTGGTCTACTTCTTTTCTTAGGGGAACAACCCTTGATAAAGCTATTATTATTGTTGATGAATTTCAAAACTTGAA